CGCCATGTCGAATATGAGCAAATCTTCGAGCGGGTGATCGAGGACGTGTACCGGGGCAGATCACTCCAATCCCTCATTGAAGACGACCATCGACTCGTGTCGTATGAGGATTTCCTGCGCTGGGTCAAGCGTGACCCCCAGCGCCACGAGCGGTTCAAGGAAGCGCAGGAGATGCGCACCGAGTTTCTGGCTGGTGAGATTTTGGAAATTGCCGATGGGGTGGACTCTATCGACGCCTCGGCTCCAGAAACGGTCAATCGGGACAAGCTGCGCATCGACACGCGCAAATGGCTCATGGGTGCCCACAACCGCAAGCGGTACGGGGAAACCAAGCAGATTGAGGTGGGCGGGACGATCTCGATCACTGAGGCGCTAGCGCAGGCTCAGGCCCGGGTAATTGAGGCCGAGGTGGTTGATGTGACCCCGAGATTGGAGAACTCCGATGATTAAATGGTCGTGGTGGCATTTGATGAACTGGCTCGGCTATCGTCGGGTGCTGTACATGCCCAGTGACAAAGGGTTGCACATGTCGGACTTTTACGCTTGGGAGTACGCCCCGAGTCTTGAGAAGCGCGATTACACCGAGCGTGACTTCCCGTTTGCAATGTACTGGGGTAAATGATGCAGAAGATGCGCTACTCGCCCGAGGAGGAGCAACTGCTGATGTCGCAGTTGTGGTCGCCTGCGATCAAGGACGACCCCGAGGCGTTCGTGCTGTTCGCGTTCCCGTGGGGGCAGAAGAACACCCCACTCGAACACTTCAAAGCACCCCGGGCGTGGCAGCGCAGGACACTGCGGCGCATACGCGACTTCATCCGCGAGAACCGAGGCAAGATGACCGAAGGTGATCTGATCGATGCGCTGCGCAGGGCTGTGAGTTCTGGCCGGGGTGTCGGTAAATCGGCACTCGTGTCATGGCTGATCCTGTGGATGCTGACCACCCGGATCGGCTCGTCAGTCATCGTGTCGGCCAACAGCGAGAACCAGTTGCGTAAAGTGACGTGGGGTGAGTTGACCAAGTGGGTCACGATGGCAATCAACGCCCACTGGTGGGAGCCGACTGCTACAAGTTTGAACCCAGCCGCTTGGATCACCGAGTTGGTCGAGCGTGACCTCAAGAAAGGCACCCGGTACTGGGGTGCCGAGGGGAAACTGTGGAGCGAGGAGAACCCAGACGCCTATGCCGGTGTGCACAACATGGACGGCATGATGGTGATCTTCGACGAAGCCTCGGGTATCCCTGACTCGATCTGGTCCGTGGCTGCGGGCTTCTTCACCGAGAACATTTTGGACCGGTACTGGTTCGCGTTCTCCAACGGTCGTCGCAACACCGGGTACTTCTACGAGGCCGTGGACGGCAACAAACGCGACTTCTGGGAGTCCGAGAAGATCGATGCCCGCACCGTCGAGGGTACCGACAAGACAATCTACCAGCAGATCATCGAGGAGTACGGTGAGGACTCCGACGAGGCCCGGGTCGAGGTCTATGGGGATTTCCCCAAGTCAGGCCAAGACCAGTTCATCAGCCCCCACATCGTCGATGACGCCATGAAGCGGGAGCAGTGGAAAGACATGACCGCGCCCGTGATCATCGGGGTGGACCCGGCCCGGGGCGGCATGGACTCCACCGTGATCGCCGTGCGCCGTGGGCGTGACATCGTGGCGATCAAGCGGTTCCGGGGTGACGACACCATGACCACCGTGGGTCACGTCATCGACGCCATTGAGGAGTACCGCCCAGCCCTGACCGTGATCGACGAGGGTGGCCTCGGCTACGGCATCCTTGACAGGTTGACCGAGCAGAAGTACAAAGTGCGCGGGGTGAACTTTGGCTGGAAGGCCAAGAACCCGATCATGTGGGGCAACAAACGCGCTGAAATCTGGGGAGCCATGCGTGATTGGCTTAAGACGGCCAGTTTGCCGCAGGACAGGCTTTTGAAGGCCGATTTGGTCGGCCCGATGAAGAAGCCCAACTCGGCGGGCACCATATTCTTGGAGGGCAAGAAGGAAATGAAAGCCCGTGGACTGGCCTCACCGGACGCCGCTGATGCCATTGCCGTAACTTTTGCTTTCCCTGTTGCACATCGGGAGTACAATGAACGCACAACCCAGCGGCGCAACGCGCAAAATGGGACGGCAACAACATCTTGGATGGGGGCGTAATGGCAACAAAGAAAAGTGTCTCTCTCAGTGTTGGTCGCGGTGAAAAGCTGCCTGCGTCCAAGGGCGCTGGCTTGACCGAAAAAGGTCGCGCCAAGTACAACCGCGAGACTGGTAGTAACCTCAAAGCCCCCGCATCCAATCCCAAGACCAAAGCTGATGCAGGCCGCAAGGCCAGTTTCTGTGCCCGCATGGAAGGGGTCGTCAAAAACGCCAAAGGTCCAGCTGAGCGGGCCAAGGCATCGCTTAAACGATGGAAGTGCTGATCATGGCTACAAAATCCGGACTCTACGCCAACATTCACGCCAAGCGTGAACGCATCAAAGCCGGTTCCGGTGAAAAGATGCGCAAACCCGGTAGCCCCGGTGCGCCCACCAACAATGCGTTCAAAGAATCGGCCAAAACAGCCAAGAAACCCGCAAGGAGCAAGTGATGCCACTCGTGAAAAGCACCTCCAAAGAGGCGTTCCGCAAAAACGTAAAGGCTGAAATTCAAGCCGGAAAACCCCAAAAACAGGCCGTTGCGATTGCATACAGCGTCAAGCGCGAAGCCGCCAAAAAAGCTCCAACAAAGGTCAAAAAATGAGACTACAAGCCACTCAAGACTGTTTAATTGTGCGCCCCGATATGGAAAAACACGAGTTGTTTATCCTGTTGCGCGAAAAACAAACCGGAACAGGTGTGGTTGTATCAGCCGGTCCAAGCGCCAAAGACGTAAAAGTTGGCGATCGCGTATTATTTGGTGATTCCATTGGTCAGGACCTACAATGGGAAGGCGAAGACCTCCTCGTCATGCGAGAGGCGCATACCCTTGGAGTATTTGACGCATGAAAGACACAACCGGAATCATAGCCGCAGCGAATGTGGCAAAAAACGGACCTTACCCGTCAAAAGGTGGTTCCGAAGACATCTTGACGGTCGCCCGTTCACGTATGACGATGGCAATTTCGGCCTTTTCCGAAACACGCGAGAGCGAACTCGACGACTTGCGGTTCTACGCAGGCTCTCCGGACAACCAGTGGCAATGGCCTGCTGACGTTCTTCAAACCCGTGGCGCTGTTCAGGGTCAGACCATCAACGCTCGCCCTTGCTTGACTATCAACAAGCTGCCCCAGCACGTTAAGCAGATCACCAACGAGCAGCGGATGAACCGCCCGGGCATCAAGGTGATCCCGGCTGACGACAAGGCTGACGTGGATGTGGCCGATGTTTACAACGGCGTGATTCGCCACATCGAGTACATCTCGGACGCTGACGTGGCCTACGACACCGCTTGCGAAAACCAAGTCTCTTATGGTGAAGGATACATCCGCATTCTGACTGAATACTGCGACGAAGACACCTTTGATCAAGACATCAAGATCGGGCGCATCCGCAACAGTTTTTCTGTCTATATGGACCCCCTGATTCAAGACCCAACTGGCTCCGACGCTCGTTGGTGTTTTATTACGGAGGACATGACCAAAGCCGAGTACGAGCGTCTATACCCCAACGCCGCCCCAATCAACACCCTTATGTCACTGGGCGTGGGCGACCAGTCAATCAGTCAGTGGATCAGTGAGAACACGGTTCGCATCGCTGAATACTTCTACATTGAGTATGAAAAGGCCACGCTCAACCTTTATCCCGGCAACGTGACCGCTTTTGACGGCACCCCCGAGGACAAATCGCTGCGCATGATGTTCGGCAAGCCCCTGCGCCAGCGACCTTCGGATCGCAAGAAGGTCAAGTGGTGCAAGATCAACGGTTACGAAATCCTTGAAGAACGCGATTGGGCTGGCTCTCATATCCCCGTGGTGCGCGTGGTTGGTAACGAGTTTGAAGTCGATGGTCGGGTCTACGTGAGCGGTTTGGTGCGTAACGCCAAAGACGCGCAGCGTATGTACAACTACTGGGTGTCGCAAGAAGCCGAGATGCTGGCGCTGGCACCCAAAGCGCCGTTCATCGGCTACGGCGGTCAGTTCGAGGGGTACGAGCAGCAATGGAAGACGGCCAACACACAAAATTGGCCCTATTTGGAGGTCAACCCTGACGTTACAGACGGCCAAGGTGCTGTCTTGCCCCTACCCCAGCGGGCACAGCCTCCGATGGCCTCCAGCGGCCTGCTGCAAGCCAAAGCAGGCGCATCTGAAGACATCAAATCAGCAACCGGTCAGTACAACGCATCGCTGGGTATGTCTAGCAACGAGCGTTCTGGGAAAGCTATCCTTGCGCGTCAGCGTGAGGGGGACGTAGGAACCTATCACTATGTGGATAATCTGGCCCGCGCTATTCGTCATGTTGGTCGTCAACTGGTGGATTTGATCCCCAAAATTTACGACACCGAGCGCATTGCCCGCATCATTGGCGAAGATGGTGAGCCATCGACCGTCAAGATGAACCCGATGCAGGAAGAACCTGTCAAGCGGATCGTGGACCAAGAGGGTGTGTTGATCGAGAAAATCTACAACCCGTCCGTTGGCAAGTACGATGTGCGCGTCATCACCGGCCCCGGCTACGCTACCAAGCGTCAGGAGGCTCTGGAGTCGATGGCTCAACTGTTGCAGGGCAACCCGCAACTGTGGCAAGTGGCTGGCGACCTGTTCGTCAAGAACATGGACTGGCCCGGTGCTCAAGACCTTGCCAAGCGGTTCAAAAAGACCATCGACCCCAAAGTGCTGGCCGACGAAGACGATCCAGCTTTGGCCGCTGCTAATCAGCAAATGGAAGCAATGGCCGCTGAAATGGACAACATGTTCCAGATGTTGCAAAACGTCAATCAGAGCATGGAAGCCCGTGAGATGCAAATCAAAGAATTTGAAGCCGAGGTCAAGGCTTACGCTGCTGAGACACAGCGGATTAGCGCGGTGCAGGCTGGTATGTCGCCCGAGCAGATTCAAGACATCGTAATGGGTACCATTGCCGCAGCACTTGACACAGGTGATCTGGTGGCCGGTGCGCCTCAAATGCCGCCTCCAGAACAACCTCAAATGCCGATGGAGCAACCTCAAATGCCACCTGAAGGAATGATGTCATGACTTGCGCCGATTTCGTAGGTGAGTTGTTCTTGGCGAGGGATGTGACTCATTCCGTTCACTTGAACACACGCAGCTATTCCAAACACAAAGCCCTTGGTCACTTTTATGAGGATGTGATTGAGTTAGCTGACAAGTTTGCGGAAGCGTACCAAGGCCGTCACGGCCTGATCGGTCCAATCACGTTACGCAGCGCCCGCAAAACAACCAACATCACTGAATTTCTTGAGGATTCACTCAAGACGATTGAGGAGATGAGGTACGAGGTCTGTGAAAAGACCGACACCACGATTCAGAACATAATCGACGAAATCATCGGTCTGTATCTGAGCACCTTGTACAAATTGAAGTTCCTCGCATAAGGAGAAAACCATGTCCTCGTTGTATTCCCAAATCAGCGCCAGCACTCAAATCAAACCTATGGCTGCAAAGCTGAAAGGTATTTTTGTGAGTGCTGCGTCCAGCACTCCGACAATCACTGTGTACGATTCACCAGATTCGGACAACACTGATCCAAAGATTATTGACACGTTCACACCCACCGCAGGTGTTAATTACAACTTTTTTGATGGTATCTATGCCACCAAAGGCTTGTACGTTGTAATCTCCGGTACGGTATCATGCACCATTGCATACGAATAAAAACTCGTGTGTAATACAAACTGTACCGGCCCAGTTGACCGGGGTTCCAATGGAACATGCAATGACTGATGAAGTCCAAAACCTAGCGGAAGTAGACTCCGCGCAAGCCCCCGAGGTGACGGCCACCACGGATCAGGCACAAAACGCGCCGGAAGTCGCTGATCAAGGCGGTGAGACAGCAGAGGAGAAGAAATTCACTCAAGCTGAACTTGATGCAATGATCGGCAAACGCCTCGCAAGAGAGCAACGTAAGTGGGAACGTGAGCAGCAAGCAAAGCTGGCCGAAAGGCAAGCTGCGCAGTCGGTGCCAGCGGAACTCCCGCCAGCGGATCAATTTGAGTCCCCTGAAGCCTATGCGGAAGCATTGGCTGTCAAAAAGGCCGAAGAACTGATCGCGCAGCGTGAACTCCAAAAGCAACGCGCCCAAGTTGAAGACGCCTACGCAGAGCGTGAGGAAGAAGCCCGTGGAAAATATGACGACTTCGAGCAAGTCGCATACAACCCGCAGCTTCGAGTCACCGATGTGATGGCCGAAACAATCAAGGCGTCCGACATCGGACCTGATCTGGCTTATTGGCTGGGTAGCAACCCGAAAGAAGCTGACCGAATCTCGCGTCTGTCGCCGCTCCTGCAAGCGCGTGAGATTGGGAAGATCGAAGCCAAACTTGGTGCCGAACCTCCCCAAAAGAAAACAACGTCTGCGCCAGCACCGATAAGTCCGGTGAGTGCCCGCGCTGTGAACCCCGGTGTCACTGACACCACCGATCCTCGGTCTACCCAGACCATGAGCGCATCGGAGTGGATTGCAGCCGAGCGTCAACGACAAATCGCCAAAGCACAGGCACTCCGCAACCGTTAAATAGGACATTTCAATCATGGCAAACAGCCTTCTTACCATTGACATGATCACGCGCAAATCTCTGGAAATTCTGGAGAACAACCTCGTGATCACCCGCAACGTGAACCGCCAGTACGACGACAGCTTCGCTGTCAATGGTGCAAAAATCGGTTCTACCCTGCGTATTCGCTTGCCCGACCGCGCTCTGGTGACCGACGGTGCCGCCCTGCAAGCTCAGGACGACAACGAACAGTTCACCACCTTGACCGTGGCTTCGCAGAAACACGTTGGCATCAACTTCACCTCTGCCGAACTGACCATGCAGTTGGATGACTTCGCAGAGCGTGTTCTGAAGCCTCGTATTAGCCAACTGGCCTCCACCGTGGACGCTGACGTTGCTAACGCCTTCAAACTGGTGGGCAACTCTGTCGGCACTCCCGGCCAAGCCCCCGCCACTGCATTGGTGCTGTTGCAAGCCCAGCAGAAACTGAACGAAAACGCCGCTACCATGTCGCCGCGCTACGCTACCGTGAACCCCGCCGCCAACGCAGCGTTGGTGAACGGTCTGTCCGGCTTCTTCAACCCCCAAGATGTGATCTCCCGTCAGTTCAAAAACGGCATGATGGGTGAGCAAGTTCTGGGCTACGATGAAGTCAACATGAGCCAGTCGATCAAGTCCTTCACCGTGGGTTCGCGTACCGCTACTGGCGGCAGCACCTCTGCGGCTGTGACTTCCGAGGGTGCTACCACCATCGCAATCACCGGCGCTGGTAACGCTGCCACCGTTAAGGCTGGTGACGTGTTCACCGTGGCTGACTGCTTTGCAGCTAACCCTCAGACTCGTGAATCCACCGGTTCGCTGTTCCAGTTCGTCGCTTTGGCTGATGTAACTCTGGGTTCGAGTGGTGAAGGTAACATTACTGTTGCTCCAATCTACTCCGCTGGCAATGCTCTTGCCACTGTGGTGAGCCTGCCGGGTAACAGCAAAACTGTGACCTTTGTCGGCGCTGCTTCTGGCACCTACGCTCAAAACCTCGTGTACCACCGTGACGCTATTGCGTTCGCCACGGCTGACCTGCTCCTGCCGCAAGGTGTGGACATGGCTGCTCGTGCCGTCCACAACGGCATCAGCCTGCGTGTGGTTCGCCAGTACGACATCAACAACGACCGCATGCCGTG